GGATGGTTTCATGTCTATGGTCGATGGCACCAAGTCTGTCAAGAGTGCTTTCAGAAGCATGGCACGAGACATTATCAAAGAACTGTACCGTGTTCTTGTGGTTCAGCGTCTCGTAGGAAGTATCTCTGGTGCTATTGGAATGTTCTCTGGCAAGTCTACAGGCTCTCTTGGATTGCCCTTTGGACTAGCAACTGGTGGTTCCGTAATGCCGGGTAAATCTTACCTCGTAGGTGAGAACGGTCCTGAACTAGTCATCCCTCGTCACTCTGGTACTGTGGTCAATGCTAACCAGACTGCTAATGCTGCTGGTGGTTCTGGTGGTATCACTGTTCAGAACAACATCTCTGTGACGGGTAGTGACGCTGCTATGGTTCGTGCCGAAGTTGCTAAGATGATCCCACAGATTACTAATGCTACAAAAGCTGCTGTTATTGATGCCCGTCTTCGTGGTGGTCAAATGAAAGCTGCGTTCTCGTAAGGATATAGAATGGCTATCTCATACCCAGTTAATACCCCGACTAATATTGGTATTGCCAACATTACCCTTATGGCTGAAAACGCTGTAGCTATTAGTCAATCCCCCTTCACGTTCCAACAACAAGTTGTAGCCCATCCCGGTCAAAGGTGGGCTGCATCTATCTCTCTCCCACCTATGAAGAGGCAGGATGCTGAGAGTTGGGTTGCTTTCCTTCTGAGCCTTTATGGTCAGGTGGGGACTTTCCTGTTGTCTGACCCTAACTGTCCTGCCCCTCGTGGCACTGCTACCTCGGCTACCCTTACTGGGTCTGCTGGAAGCACTTCTCCCACAATCACTATGACTGGCACTCTGTTGGCTGGTGATTATATCTCCCTTGGAAGTGGTTCGTCTACTAGACTACACAAGGTAGTTCAGGATCGTTCTGGCAATGGTACTATTGAAATCTGGCCTGCACTTCGTGAGAGTGTAACTGATGCTGCTGTAGACCTTACAGAAGCCAAGGGAAGGTTCCGTCTCAAGGATAACATCACTCAGTGGAGCATCAACGAGATCAGTTCCTACGGCATCACCTTTGACTGTGTGGAGGCACTATGAGTAGAGACATCTCTGCAAGTCTTCTGGCTTCTCTTGACGATGGTGTGGTTTATCCCTTCTTTGCCATTGACATTGATTTCTCCAGTGGACCTCTGTATGTGTGGTCAGGCTACGGTGATCTGACGATTGGTGCTAAGACATATCTTGGTGCAGGTCAACTGTTGAATGTATCCTCTGTTGAGGAAACCACAGAGATTGAAGCTAAGGGTGCTACCATTACGATGAGTGGTATACCTTCCAGCTTCTTGTCGTTAGCCCTTACTGAGCCTTATCAAGGTCGTGAGTGTCGTATCTACTTTGGTATGACTAGCGCACCTAGCGACTACGCAGAGGTCTTTGCTGGTGAACTTGACCAGATGAATATCTCAGAAGAGTCTTCTACTGCCACAATCTCTGTGACTGTTGAGAACGTCTTGATTAAACTTGAACGCCCTGTTGTTAGACGCTTTACCAATGAGGATCAGAAGTCTCGCTTTCCTAGCGACAGGGGCCTAGAGTTTGTGGCATCCTTACAAGACAAAGAAATCTTCTGGGGAAGGACTGGAAACTAATACTGGAGGCACCCGACATGCCTATCACCTACCAACAAGAACCTCTATACAAAGTTATCCCAGAAGTTTCTGAATTATTGTTCCTAGATTGGTCAGAAGTGGGCAGGTTCCCTCTTGACCCAGATTGGGAACTTTATCAAGTCTTAGAAGACAATGAAGCCTTAAAGGTGTTTACGGCAAGGTTTGATGGGAAACTTGTAGGGTATTTTTCTGTTGTAATAAGTCCCAGTCTTCACTCCAAAGGTAAGTTTATTGTTGCCAATGATGTTATCTTCCTTCACCCTGACCACAGAAAAGGTCTTGTTGGAGCAAAGCTGTTTAAGTTTGTGGAGGCATGTCTTCGAGAAGATGGGTTTGAACAGTTGCAAATAACTTACACAGAGAGGTTTGATATTTCTAGCCTCTTGTCTAGGCTTGGTTATGTCAAGGTCGAGACTAAATTTGAGAAGAGGTTGAACTAGAATGGCTGCATCTGCAATTATTGGACTTGTCTCTGCCGGGATGACAGCCCTTTCAGGGGGAACGCTTCTTGGAGGTTTCCTTCTTGGTGCTGGAGCGGCTGGAACCTTTTTCACTCACTTCCTTATTTCTACCGCAATGGGTGTGGCCCTTAACGCCTTGACCCCTAAACCCAGTCTTGGTGCAACTTCTCGTGGTTACAGCATTGCTGGTGAAAGTGGTGCTGCCCTAGACCACCAGATAATCTATGGCGAAGTTCGTGTTGGGGGTGTTCGTGTCTATGATGCTTCCACAGGAACAAACAATGAGTTTCTTCATCGCATCATGGCCTTTGCTGGTCACGAAGTAGATAGCTATCAAGAAATCTATTTGAATGACGAAGTTGTTACCCTTGATGTGAACGGTAATGTCACTTCACCCTCTCGCTATAATGGCTTTGTCCGTATCAAGCAATACTACGGTACTACAGCACAAACTGCTGATGCGGACCTTATCAGTGAGACATCTGCACTAACTGATGGCCGTTGGACCTCTGCTCACAGACTGCAAGGTATTGCTTACCTCTATGTCCGTTTTAAGTACAGTGCAGACGCTTTCCCTAATGGTATCCCTGCTGTCTCAGCAACCATCCGTGGTAAGAAGGTCTTTGACCCCCGTACTAGCACCACTGCTTGGTCAGATAATCCGGCGTTGTGTCTGAGAGACTACATCGCTTCTGATTATGGTTTGGATCAACCTTCTGGTAGCATCGAAGATAATCTTGTAGAAGATGCTGCTGACTGGTGTGATGATACTGTTGACAGTGAGGTGCGTTATTCTTGCAATGGTAACTTCATAACCAGCTTTGAGCCTAGCCAAATCCTTTCAGACATGCTCACCTCTATGGGAGGTTTGTTGTGGTACTCTCAAGGCAAGTGGCGTATGAAGGCTGCTAGGTATACCACACCAACTATCACCCTTGACGAGAATGATCTCCGTAGCGGTATCAGCCTGTCTACTAGACACTCTCGTAGAAGCAACTTCAACACTGTCAAAGGTAAGTTCAAAGGTGCTGAGAGTGATTGGCAAGAGGCTGATTACCCTGTTGTGAGTGATCCAGCTTTTGTGTCTGCTGACAACAATCTTGTCAACACTCTTGATTTCTCGTTGCCATTTACAACTTCATCTAAGACTGCACAGCGTATTGCTAACATCGCACTTCGTCGTAATCGTGAACAGTTGACCTTCTCTGCTTCCTTTGGCTTGAAGGCTTTCCAAGTTGATGTTGGTGATTTCGTCTATGTGAACAACACTCGTTTCGGTTGGAGCAACAAAGCCTTTGAAGTGACCAATTGGACCTTTGGTTTGACTGAGGGCCTTGATCTGCAAGTTCAGATGACCCTTCGTGAAATCAGTTCTGCTGTGTTCACAGATGAAAGTGCCTCTGTCTTTGAAAGCAACAACACAACTCTTCCTAGCCCCTTCCTTGTTCCTGCTATTGGTATTGCCCTAGACAGTGAAGTCAGGATTATCAACGAACACATCACAAATGCTATCTATGTTGATGTGACATCTTCTACCCCCTTTGCTGTTGAACGAGTAGAGGTTCAGTTCAAAAGATCATCTGACACAGATTGGTCTGGGGTTGGTGTTGGTGATCTTGGTCGCTTTGAAATCCTAGATGTGTTTGACGACTTCTACGATATTCGTGCTAGGGCTTACAGTTTCCTTGGTGTCAAAGGTGATTGGGAAACCTATACAAACTTTGTTGTAGCAGGTCTTGCTTTCCCACCTTCTGATGTAACAGGTCTTTCTGCACAGTTGAATGGTTCCACAGTAAATCTTAACTGGAACCCTGTTCCTGACCTTGATTTGTCCTTCTACCGTATACGTCATTCTGTTGATGAAAGTGGGGCGGACTGGGCTGGTGCAATTACCTATGTGGAGAAAGTCCCTCGTCCCGGCGCTTCTGTTGCTGTTCCTGCTAAACCGGGAACCTACATGATTAGGGCCTACGATAAGACTGGTAACATCTCTGAGAACTTTACGTCTGTTACAGTCACTGCTGCTGCACTTGAGACGTTTACCACAACCTTGACCGATACGGAAGACCCAACCTTCCCCGGAACTAAGACTGGTTGTTCTGTTGTTGGTAGCAACCTTGAGATCACCACAGTATCTGGAACTGGACCATTTACAGCTACTTATGAGTTTAGTGGTTATATTGATACTGGTTCTGTTCGTAGGTTCAGGTCTAGGGTTGATGTAGACATCACTCGTGTGGACAGGTCTGCTGGTTTGTGGGATGACCTTCCCGGTTTGTTTGATGCTTTGCCGGGGTTGTTTGACGACTTCACTGGTGGCTCTCAGATTGATGACACCAACGTAGTCACTTACATTGCCACAACACAAGACGATCCGGCTGGAACACCTACTTGGTCGGCTTGGCAAGAACTCAAAGTTGGGGACTTTTATGCAAGGGCTGCTAAGTACAAGATTGAACTCTCTAGCCGATCTGTGAACATCACCCCAAGCATCACAAGCCTTGATGCCATTGTGCAACATAACTAAAGGAACCCGACATGGCAACCCATGACTATGTTATTGATAACCAGACAGCACCTAACTTTAGGGCTGATTTGAACAGTGCGCTTGCAGCTATCGTCACTCAGAACTCTAGTGGTACCGCACCGACCACAACCTACGCCAACATGTTTTGGTTTGATACGGCTGCTAATCAACTCAAGAAGCGTAACGAAGCCAATAGTGCTTGGATTACGCTGGGGACTGTTGACGAAGGTACGGGGACGTTTACGCCATCAGGTCAGCCAGCGACACAAGCACAGGCGGACTGGAACACTGGCACGTCAACGGTTGAAAGTACTATCACGCCTGCGAAACTTGATGACAAGATTGAGAACAAACTGAATGTATCAGGTAGCGCCCCAATCTTTGCCTGCCGTGCGTGGGTGAACTTCAACGGTACCGGGACCGTGGCTATCGGCGCCTCTGGTAACGTGTCGAGCATCACGGACAATGGCGCGGGTGACTACACTGTCAACTTTACCACCGCGATGCCGGACGCAAACTACAACACGCAATGCACGGCTTACCCGAAAGGGACCGGGAACAACATTAACTACGCAATCGGGCTTCACACCACATCTATTTCGGGAGCGCCGACCACCAAGACCACGTCTGCAGTAAGGATTTTCATATCCGCCAGCAACGTTACGGCTGGATCGGACATGTTTGACGTTAATGTCGCCATCTTCCGCTGAAAGGGAACACACTATGCAAGTCATCATCTTCCCGCAAGACGACAACAAGGTGTCCGTGGTTATCCCAGCGCCTGAGTTTGCTGACCAGATCGAAGCCGTGGCCCAGAAGGATGTTCCTGCTGGCAAGCCTTTCCGCATCATCAACGACAGCGAACTGCCTTCCCGCGACAGTCGGGATCGTTGGTTATGGACAAGCAGCGGTGCGTTAGGTATTGCACCTGAACCTGATGTGTTAGAAAATCCGTGACCGTTACCCCTACCCTGCTGAATAATCAAGATAGAGGATTACCACAATGTCTCTTAGAAAGAAAGTCTCTGGTGCTGTTGCAGCCGTTGTAATTGTCACTGCCACCCCTTTCATTGCTAAGTGGGAAGGGCTAGAGACGAAAGCCTACAGGGACATTGTGGGTATCCCTACTGTCTGCTACGGGGAAACTCGTGGCGTTAAGATGGGTGATACCTACAGCAAAGAACAGTGCTTTGCCATGCTTGAAAAGGGTGTGGCAGAGTTCTACGCTAAACTAGAGCCTTGCATGACTAATCCTAACATCCCCGTGGGTGTACAAGCCTCTATGCTGGAACTGGCCTACAACGCTGGTACTGGGGCTGTCTGTAAGTCTACGATGATGCGTCTGGCTAATCAAGGTAAGTTCAAAGAAGCCTGTGATGAACTAGGCAAATGGGTTAAGGCTGGTGGCAAGACTGTGAAGGGCCTACAGAACCGTAGACTTGATAGCAAGGTTATGCTCTGTAAGAAGGGTCTGTGATATGCGTATCTTGCTCTTGGTGGCTCTCCTAGCCTTATCTGGTTGTGGTGGTCCCTTGAGCCTCTTAACGGGGGGTGGACCTAATGTAGCAGCCAATGTACAGATTGGTAAAGAGAACACACAACAGGTCGTGGCTGTACAACAAAAGACAGAGGCTGGACGGGATGTTATCCAACAGACTAGCCCTGTGGTAGCAGAAAATATCAAAGAAGTGACTATCCAACAAACCCCGATGTGGATGCTGATCCTTCTGATCCTTGGGTGGTTATTGCCATCCCCTAACGAAATTGCCAGAGGGATAAGGGGCCTGTTTAAGAGATGAATTATCTTGAGTATATTATAGGAAGTGCTGTGGCAGCTATCTTCTCAGGTATTACTTGGTTGATCCGCCGTGTCTTGACAAACGAGAAACAGATTGCTTTGATGCAAGCTGAGATACGTTCTCGTGATGTTCGTCGTCAAGAAGACCGTGAGATAATGAACGAGATCAAATCTGATCTTAAAGAGGTAAAGCGGGACATTATCGAATTGTATAAACGCGACCCCGATAGTCACCCTTAACCACAAAAATTACCTTATTCAATAAAGAAACCCCCCTCTCGGAATTAACCGGGAAGGGGGTTTTTTCATTTCTAATCGGCTTCGCTAGAGTACCAGAGAACGGCCACAACAAAGGCTACAAAAAGGAGTGAACCCATCATGCAGGATCACCCCAGTTGTGGCAGACATAGATTGCCTCTTCTGGTGGATACAAGCCTCTCTCCTGACCGTCCTTCACACTGTCAGTGATCCGCAAGGCATCCTGTTGACATTGTTTCTCTGTCTTGTAAATCACCTCTGATGTGGTTGCATAACACTCACCAGACAGTGTGTTACAGACTAGGAAGAAGAGGGTGTACATTACTTACCATCCAACTCTGTGATAA